ATTTGCAGAAACCTCAATCTCACCAGATCATAGAGTAGGTATTGTAACTACTCTCTCAATGAATCGGTATAGTGATTTGGGATTGGGGTCAAAGGGTATGTCTGCTCATGTTGATTCTGGAGATACTGAATCTGGAATGACTACGATGTGTCACTTCAGAGATGGACATTATATCGGTGCATATCTTTGCTTTCCCAGATATGGAATTGCAATTGATGCTCCTCACAATTCAGTTATCATTGCTGATAGTTTGGAGTATCATGGTGTAACTGCTATTGAAGGTGAAGGTACAAGATATACTTGCGTTGCGTATTGTGATAGACGATTGGCCACTATGGGTCAACTTGGTAAAACTCCCAAGAAAATTGGGAAGTATGCAGAAACATCTTCTTTGGAGAATTTTTTATGATCGACTTAATAATACCAACTTTCAAGAGACTCGACAAACAGATAACCCTGAACTCAATTCCTGAAAGTTTTAGGAAGGAAGTCACTCTGGTTGTGCAGCCACAAGAAGAGAAACAAGCTAGAGAGATTCATACAAATTTATTTGTTTTGAGTGGAGATAATATCGGGATCTCTCAAACTAGAAAAGAGATTGCTGAAGAGTGGGGTTGTAATAGAAACAGTCGGCATTGGGTTTTGGATGATGATCTAGAAATATTGAAAAGTGAAATGATAGATGGTAAGATCGTAAAAACTCCTGTAGACGATATTACCTTTCAAGAGTGTTTAGATACCATAGAGGAAACTATGGATGCTGGATTCTATCATGGTGGAATTGGTAGTACACTAGTAAATCCTATTGGAAAATGGCCGTTCACTAATAACTCAAGAATACTTGGTAATGTATTTTATGATGGACAAGCACTATCGGAAACTTTCAAAGAGATAGATTGGATCTTAGACAATGCAGAAGATTATTATGTCTGTCTTCAATTATTAACCAGAGGTGTTCCTAATAGAGTTCTCTACAAATTTATTTCCAATCCAGGCTTGTCAAATTCAGAGGGTGGGTGTTCTACATCAAGAACCATTGAGAATCATAATATAGCTTGTAAAAAACTTGCAGAGAAATTTCCAGAGTTCGTATCTATCAAAACTAAGGTTGCAACTTCAGGTCCGTGGAAGGGTTTAGAAAGATTAGGGGTGAATGGAAGATGGAAGAAGGCTTACGAGTCCTCTCAAAAATCATCATTGACGGAGTTTTTCAATGAGTGATCTCAAAGAATATCTAAACGCAATCAATCATACCAAAGAGAATATAATGCAAGATTCTTTCAGTGAACGAAAGTATCCTGCATGGGTTGTAAATCGTGCATTATATGCTCACTCTGATATGATTTTCCTTGTCAATGAGATGAATATAAACAACCACTTAGATAACAAGCTTCAATTCGACTTTCTCCTAAATAGTTCTAGACCAAGAAAGAGATTTGCTCCTTGGTTGAAAACTTCTAAAATAGATAATTTAGATTTAGTAAAAGAATATTTCGGATACAGCGATCAGAAGGCCAAGGAAGCCTTGACCCTACTTACAGATGATGACCTAGAGCTTATCCGATCCAAATTGAATAAAGGTGGAAATGAGTAATGGTGAATTGAATTGGAGTCCAGAAGATATGCTGGAAGTCACTCTGAATGAACCAGATGATTTTCTGAAGGTCAGAGAGACATTATCAAGAATTGGTGTTGCATCGAGAAAAGAACGAAAATTATATCAGTCCTGTCACCTTCTGCATAAGAAGGGAAAGTACTATGTTGTACATTTCAAGGAACTATTTGCACTTGACGGCAAGAAGTCAAGTCTAACTGATAATGATATAGAAAGACGAAACACTATAGCCGGTCTTTTGAGTGATTGGGGTTTAGTAGGTATGGTTGGTAATCCAGAACCTAAAGCTCCTTTGAGTCAAATAAAAGTACTCTCCTTCAATGAGAAGGATGAGTGGATTCTTGAAACAAAATATAACATAGGAAAGAAAAAGGATGAGTGATGTTAAATTAGTAAAACTTAAATCTGGTGAGGAAATAGTTGGAGATGTAACAGTTGTGGGAGACTCTGTTGCCATCGCCAACCCTTGCCAGATTATGCCCCAGCAACAAGGTCTAGGTTTCATGCCCTGGCCTCCATTTTCCAAAAATGATAACGTGTCAATCCCTTTGGATTGGACTATTTGTATTGTCGAAGCTGTTGAAGAGGTTGTTAATGCTTGGAACTCAAAATTTGGTTCTGGTATTGTCCTTCCTAATGTGCAACTGAATGGATAATAGACTTGACTTTTTGAATCCATTGAGGTACTATATGATGAAACTTGGAGATATATGGATTTTTACACTAATGTTATAGTATTCGGAAACTCTGTTCTTGTCCGAGGCATCAAGAACGGAGAACGTGTCACTTCTCGCCTCAAGTACAAACCTACCTTATTCGTCCCTGTCAGAAAACAAACTCAATACAGATCTCTTGATGGTAAATTCCTGACCCCAATGGTTCAGGAAACCATCAAGGATGCAAAAGAGTTTGTTGATCAGTATTCCAATCAGCCTGGAATGTTGTATGGTTTCACTCGTTGGCCTTATCAGTGGATCTCTGACAACTTTCGTGGAGAAGTACAGTGGGATATTAGTAAAATTCAAGTCGCAACTATCGATATTGAAACTGAATCTGAGAACGGATTTCCTCAAGTAGATCATCCGATAGAACGTGTCAATGCAATCACACTCAAGAATCATCAGTCCAAAAAGTTTGTAGTCTTTGGCTTGCATGAGTGGAATACAGATCGTGATGACATCACTTACATTCGCTGTAATACTGAGGATGAACTTCTTCAGAGATTCATTGGATTCTGGAGTGCAAACTATCCAGATGTAATCACTGGTTGGAACTCTCGTTTTTTTGATATTCCATATCTAGTCAATCGTATCAAAGTTCGGCTGGGTGAGGATGAGATCAAGAAACTTTCTCCTTGGGGATCTGTTTTCAATGCAGATGTATTTCGTATGGGTAGAAAACATACTGCTTTTGATCTGGTCGGTATCAGTCAACTAGACTATCTAGAACTGTATCAGAAGTATACTTACTCAGCACAAGAGAGTTATCGATTGGATCATATCGGTTTTGTTGAGTTGGGTAAGGCTAAGAATACAAATCCCTATGAGACATTCCGTGAGTGGTATCAGAAAGACTATCAATCTTTCATTGACTACAACATCATGGACGTAGAACTGGTGGATGCTCTTGAAGACAAAATGAAGTTGATCGATCTTCAACTCACCATGGCTTACTATGCAAAGTGCAACTACAATGATGTTTATTCTCAAGTGAAGATGTGGGATATCATCATTTACAATTATCTACGTGAGAAGAATATACAGGTTCCGTTTCAGGTTCGACAAGAAAAGAAGGAAGCGTTTGCTGGTGCATACGTGAAAGATCCACAAATTGGTTTGCATAAGTGGGTAGTAAGTTTTGACCTGAACAGTCTGTATCCTCATCTGATTATGCAGTACAATATTTCACCAGAGACAATTGTAGGTATGAGTGAGACTCATCCTGGCGTTGATGGTATGCTGTACAAAGAAACCGCTACTGATCATCTTCCAGATTTAAATCAGACGATGACTCCAAATGGTGCATTGTTTTCCAGAGAAAGACATGGGTTTCTTCCTGAGCTGTTGTACAGTATGTACAATGAGAGATCTGCATTCAAGAAGAAAATGCTACAAGTCACTCAGGAATATGAAAACACAAAAGACCCGAAGTTCAAGAACCAGATTGCATCTCTGCAAAACAAACAGATGGCACTCAAGATTGCATTGAACTCTGCTTATGGTGCAGTCGGAAATCAGTACTTTCGGTTCTATGATATTCGTATTGCAGAAGCAGTTACCTATGGTGGCCAGTTGTCGATCCGTTGGATTGAACAAGCTCTCAATGAATACTTCAATGAGATTCTAAAAACAGAGGATGAAGACTACGTGATCGCATCAGATACAGATTCAGTCTATATTACATTTGAGAAGTTGATCGATAAACTCAATCCAAAAGATCCAGTAAAGTTTCTGGATCAGATTTGTACTGACAAGATCGAACCTTTCATTGATGGTAAGTATGCTGATCTGGCTAAGTATGTCAATGCATACGAACAGAAGATGGTAATGAAACGTGAGGTGATTGCAGACAAGGGTATTTGGACTGCAAAGAAAAGGTACATACTGAATGTGCATAATTCAGAAGGTGTGCAGTATGCAGAACCGAAACTAAAAATGATGGGTATCGAAGCTGTCAAGTCTTCAACTCCCCAAGTTTGTCGTGACAAGATTAAGGATGCTCTCAAAGTCATCATGAGTGGTGATGAGAATGACCTGAATGATTTCATCCAAGACTTTCGTAAAGAATGGATGGATATGGATGCAGCTTCTATTGCATTTCCAAGATCATGTAATGGTATGAAAAAGTGGAGAGATTCTAATAGTGTGTACCTCAAAGGTACACCAATGCACGTAAAAGGTGCATTGATTTACAATCATCAACTCAAGGTCAAGAAGTTATCGTCAAAGTATCCTGAGATTATGGATGGTGAGAAGATCAAGTTTGTTCACTTGAAAGATCCCAATCCTTATCAATGTAATGCTTTTACGTTTCTTACTGATTGTCCAAAAGAGTTGGATATCAACAAGTACATTGATTATGAGAAACAATTTGAGAAGTCTTATGTTGAACCTCTCAAATTTATCACCAGTGCTATCAACTGGCATATCGATGACACTTATGGTACTCAAGCAACCCTAATGGATTTTTTCTCATGAACAAAGAATGTATGAATTGTTGGAGTCCTTACAAGGGCCCCAATAAGAAATTTTGTAGTCGTAAATGTTTTAATGTGTTCAATCAAAGAAAGGTAAAATAATGAATTCTCTAATTTTAGTTTAATCAAAGAAAGGTAAAATAATGGACTCAATAGAGGTGTTAAATCATAGAAAATTTGTAGATAGTGTGACCAGTGAGGCCACTAAGGATTGTGATACGTTCATCGAAAGGTTGGATGAGTTGCAAGAAAATCCCAAGTGGAATGAACCTCAAAGGTTACTCACAGGTGCAATTGGTATTTGTTCTGAAGGTGGAGAACTACTAGATATAGTAAAGAAGCTCTTGTTTCAGGGTAAACAACCAACCGCCGAGTTGAGAGTAAAACTCAAGAATGAGTTGGGTGATGTTATGTGGTATGCTCAGCAAATCATGATTTCAATGGGATGGACATTGGAAGAGGTACTTGCAGAGAATACAAGGAAATTGTCTGGTAGATATCCAGATGGTTTCGATACTGAAAAATCTGAAAATCGTGAGGGTGAATGAATCTTAGTCAATTTATAAAGGAGTCGGGTAATGAATATGCTTCCGTTGTCGATGACGGAGTGGCCGCTGGTGATGTCAACAGCTATATTGACACTGGCAGTTTTCTTTTTAACGCTCTACTCTCTGGTACTATTCATGGGGGTTTACCTTCAAACAAAATCACGGCACTGGCGGGCGAGTCGGCCACAGGCAAAACGTATTTTGCGTTGGGCATGGTCAAGAACTTTCTGGACTCTAATCCTGACGCTGGTGTTTTGTATTTTGAGTCTGAATCTGCTATACCTAAAGAACTTATAGTCAATCGTGGTATAGATCCAAAACGAATGGTCATTCTTCCTGTAGTTACCATACAGGAGTTCCGTACACAAGCAATCAAGATTCTAGATGCATATCTGGAAGAGAATGAACAGAAACCAATGATGTTCGTTCTGGATTCTCTGGGTAATCTTTCAACTACGAAAGAACTTGCAGATACCGCCGCAGGATCAGACACAAGGGACATGACTAGATCCCAAATCATCAAAGCTGCATTTCGTGTTCTAACTCTCAAGTTAGGTCGTGCAAATGTTCCTTTGATCGTTACAAATCACACCTATGATGTGATAGGTGCATATATGCCCACTAAAGAGATGGGTGGTGGTTCTGGACTCAAGTATGCAGCCAGTTCCATAGTTTACTTGTCCAAGAAGAAGGACAAGGATGGTACAGAAGTTGTGGGTAATATCATTCATTGTAAAAATCAGAAATCCAGACTGACAATCGAAAACAAGATGGTCGATGTTAAGTTGGGTTATCAGAGTGGAATTGACAGATATTATGGACTCCTAGAGTTTGGTGAGAAACATGGAGTGTTTCAAAGATCTGGAAATAGATACGACATGAATGGCACACAGTTGTATGGTAAATCAATCTATGCAGATCCAGAAAAATACTTCACTGAAGATGTGATGAAAAAACTGGATGAGGCAGCCGAACAGGAGTTTACTTATGGACAGGTGGATTCGGACGTATCCGAAGATATTTGATAAGAAGGAATGTGACGGCCTCATAGAATACTTTGAGGCTGCCATTGACCATCATGAAGAAACCAGAATGCCAGGCCACAGGCATTTCTGGGAGTTGAACCTCATGGATCATGGTGGTAAGAATGAGATGAATCTGGAACTGTATAATCGGTTTCATAGTATTATGGATAGATACAAAATTGAAACTAAATTGCATCCCAAACAGTGGCCTGAAAAATATTCTTGGGAAGCCTTACGAATGAAAAAATATGAGAGAGATAGTTCTTTTTTTCTGGATCATGTTGACGTTGGCGATTATGAGTCTGCACGGCGTTTTCTGGTATTCTTTGTCTACCTTAATGATGTGGCTGTAGGTGGAGAGACAGAGTTTGTCAGTTTAGACTTGAAAGTGACTCCTGAGTATGGTAAAGTACTAGTGTTTCCTGCTACATGGGAATTTATACACAGAGGTAACGCTCCAGTGGGTCAAGACAAATATATTTTAGGGAGTTATTTGCATTATGTCTGAAAATGATTTGAAATTTACAACAGCAGGTGATTATATGTCTGACGCTAAAAGTGAGTACAAAGATATAGAAACAGTCAAGCACTCATTTGTAGTTCGTGAAGACGATGAGACTGAATTTACTGCAATCCGTATTGATGAGGGTAAGTTCAAGGGAGCCATCTATGGATACAATGAGGTACAGGTTGGTGGAGAAACAGAAGATGGTGGTTTAGATCTTCATTTTACAATCATTATGTGTAGGTATGAAAATGATAACCATA